TGGTATGGTTCTACCAGTGGCATAACGACTAACTTGGGATGGGTCAAAGCCAGCATGACGGGCAACATCGGTGATGGTGTAGCCAGCTTTCTCAGCCTTTTCCCTAATGTTTTCAATGGTTTGCATAGTTGGAGTGTTCATAGCCAAGGATTCTAGGGAACATTGGATTAATAAGTCAAGTGCTATCTGATTAAATACCCTAGTGGAGTGTGTGGGATTAAATAGGTGGGGGTTGACTTAGTAGTCAAACGCTGTATGATTGGCAACATCAACAACGCAACAGGAGAGCAAACATGAACAGAGACAAAATCATCGCCTTACTTGAAGATGGTGCATTCTTTGATCGTAAAAACGATCAGTTCTTTCACCCATCATTTCGTAAGGGTTGGAGAAAGATGACTTTCTCTAACATTTCATGGTGGGCAGTTATGCGTTTGCATGGAGATTTTGGAACTAAGCGACTGCAAGAAATTGATGGAATTTACAAGTTAGCCGCCTAATCAACCCAACGGGGCGCAAGCCCCATCTTTCAACCTTAAAGGAGAATTGAAATGAAAAAAGCAATTTGTGTAAGCAGCGTTCCTGCAATTCTTTCGCCATATAAGCAAGAGATTCAAATTGGTCAGGTGATTGAGTACAAAAAAGAAATATTTCGTAATGGTGAGCATCACTTTGTTTTAGCCGATAAAAATGTAGTTCCATCAATTTTCTTCGATTCTTTATCTCAAACTAAATAAAAGGAGACATTTAAATGAACCACACACAACACCCTTACATGGAAGATCAAGCAAAGCGCTTAAATCGCCGCGCCGACTCTGCCCTTGACTTCCTTGTGGCAGTCATCATCGGCATTGGCTTTGCAGTCCTCTTGGCTTCATGGTGGTCATCATGAAAAACCAACCAGCATTTCCATCGCTACATTGGGTAGCACCTCAAGGTCACAATGCCAATGAAAATCCGCAGGGCATGACCTTGCGGGACTACTTTGCGGCAAAGGCTATGCAAGCATTAATCGACAAAGAGGCTTTCTTTGATGATGTTGCAGAAAGCGCTTACAAAGTAGCAGACCATATGCTGAGAGTGAGGGAAGCATGACTGACCTTCAAGACTTCTGCCAAGAGCCTCGTTCAATGGATGAACTGGTAGAGGCTGGCTACAAGCCTACAAACGTCTACAACGCTGTTAAGCGTAAGGAGTTGACCAATACCAAGGCGACTGACGATTGGGGGCGCAAGCTGCATGGCAAGGGGATGTTCCTGTCCACAGTCACCATTGCGCCAGTGAACTTCACCGCCTTGCAGTCAGCATGGCATACCCCACAACCCCAAGGAGAAAAAGCATGAGCATCGCATCAGAAATCACAGAACTGATAAACCGCATAGCGCCAGCTAAAGGCATTGTCGGCGGCTTTATGAGTCGTAACGAGATCATCCAACTCATTGATAAGGTTGCCAATGATGCCGTTGCTATCGGCTGGACTCATGCAGAGAGCATGACTAGAAAGCGTCTGGAGAAGAAAATTGACCTGATGGAACAGGAAATGACCATCATCAAGGAGCAGATGAAGTCCCTTGAACTCGACTTACTGGCGGCTGAGAGCAAATGAATACCCTTGTCAAGTTTGTCATTGCTGCTGCTTGTGCCTTGGCTCTGATGTACTTTGATTCTCTAGACAACCAACCAAAGGAGAAAAGCAATGTGGGAAACAGTCATTTGGGTAGCCGTAATGGGGATTTCAGGGTTCGCATTGGGAATTTGCGTCTGCATCGGGTTTGTGTTGTACCTACTAAACAAGGAACAAGACGAGTAGTGAAGTGTCCAGTTTGCGATTGGGTGAGAACACCTGACAACCGCTATATGTGCAAGAAGATTGAACGAGTGATTCTTGCGACTCAAATCAAGAAAAGGAAAAAATATGGGATGGAGAGAATTGACTATCAAGTACGTTAAGGATTTACTCAGAGCCAAGACCCCTTTGGAAGTAGCTGAAAAGGAACTTATTGAGGCGCAACATTTAAAGATGCAGGGTGAGAGTGCTGTTGAATACGCTCAATCAATTGTCGGGTACAACGAGAAACGCATCCACAGGCTAAACAACATCATTGCTGACTTAAAGGGTGAATACTATGACAGATGAAGATGAGGCATTCAACGAGATTGAGAAGCAGAGTATGTGGCGCAAACGTGCCGTACAAGCTGCCATATCCAAAAACCCATACCGCAATCAAGTCATTGAAGAAGTAGCCAAAGAATTGGAGAAACTAACTGGCTTTGGGAAAGACACGATTGATGGCTTGACTATTTACATCAGGAACATGAAGACATGAAAGAAAAGACAGAGCAGGGTAGGGCTGTTAATTTGCGCCTCACCCAATCCGAATATGCAGAATATGTTCGTTTGGGCGGCGTAAAGTTTTTGAGACTATTCCTACAGACGAGTGCAGGGATACAGAAAGAGATTAAGGAGTCAAAGAAATGAAACAGCACTTTTGTCCAGCAGAGCAATCAATGATTGCATTTGAGAATGAATGCAACTGGTGCGGTGAAAAAGAAGTCTTAGCACAGCCAGAAGAACACAACTTCTGTCCACGATGCGGTAAACGCACAAAAGACTTGACCACTATTCACACTTGCACACCACCACAGGATTAACGAATGAATAAGCCTAAGACTGTATTCGATTGGAAAGATGGCACTCCAAGCATCTGGACAAGGGACAAGGAGATGCGCCAGATAGCACAGGGTAGAGCATGGGGTCAGGCTGCACAAGCTAAAATTGGGCTTCAAGAGAAGCAGCAAATTACCATCTATTCAAGGGCTAAACTTAGTAAATGATTCGTAAGATAAGAACCTTCTACGGCAAGCAGAATGGTCAGCATGGAAGTAAGCAGACTACTGTAAACCAAGGCGTAGCATGGTTATGTGAGAAGTGCGGTGAGGTGATCTTGTACGAACACCTCACCCCCAAACACTTCTGTAGGCGGCTAATTAAGCCTGTAGTCCTTGGAGATACTGAGTCTTCCCCGCAACCTTAACGGCAGTCAATGACTGAGTTTTAAGATTTTCTGGGTTATATGAGCAGTGAACCCACCCCGAATTTGGCTGACCTTGTGTATAGAACTCCAGTATCAATTGCGTGTACTTGAGATTACTTTCAATCCATTCTGCCAGTTCAGGGTTAGGAACACCATCAATCTCAAAATCACAGGCTTGACCTTTGCAATGGTCTGAGGTTGCAGAGCCTCCAGTAGCTTGGTTTACGGCTGGCGCTCTGAACCCTGAACTAATCTTGACAGGCTTACCAAAGTGGTCACGCACTGGCTGCAGGATGTTTTCACATAACAAACGCAATGACTCTATTTGTTCTTCATTGGGCGTATTGTCAATGTCTAGACGGGTTGCAGTCTCAGACTTGGTGAGTTCATTCAAGGTAAAGTTGGCAGACAGATTCATTTCATTCCTTTCAGGGTTTCGTAGGTTTGGATACATTGGTTGAGTTTTCGGATGGCGGCATCTCCTTCTGAGGCGATGGCGATAAGAGTTTCACTAACCTGTCCACTAAGTTCGGTTCGTGTCTCTCCGCTGTTATCTCCAGCGGTAACGGCGGTAACTGAGGTGGAACATACGGGGCTTTGGGTGGGGATTGACAGGCGCAAAGCACCAGAGGCAACATCAGCCCGTAACTTAGTTTCTTTAGTCCTAGCAGCATTCTGTGACTTCCTTAAAGTTTCAGCATAGGTATTTGCTACCTTTGCCATGTTTTGCTCAGTCTCTCTAGCCTTGGCATTCAAGGCGGCTATTTCTACTTGCTGGCGGGTATTCTCGTCATGCTGACCCTTAAAGTACCCACCGCCAGCAGCAGACAATACCGCCATCAAGATACCCAACAGCACCCAAGGATTAAACAGGCTCATGGTGCAGGGGGGTCATCGTTGTCAATGGCTTCAGCCTTGGCAGTTGCATTGGCTATTGCCTTGACCCCAGACCTACCAGCTACACCACCAAGTACCCCAGTAATGAACACCATAATGGTGCTAATCTGCTGTGTATACACCTTGTCAATCGCCGCCATACTGCCGTTCATTGGCTGTTGAACAAACGAAACAGAGTACAGAAACATACCCATAGAAGCCAACAGAATGGTCACCAAGACCACGATAACGAAAGCCCATACCCTGACTTCAATCTCATCAGCACTTAGGCGGTTACTAGGTTTGTATCCAATGGTTGCCATCATTTCTTCTCCTGTTCGGTTTTAACTAGCATTTCAGGGCAAGTACCAGAAGCGGTACAGATTGGGGGTTTGCATTCAGCATTAGACCAATTTAATGGGTCTTGGCAGGGGTATCTGTACCTATCTGAACAACCCATCAACAGCACCAACAGGATAGATAAGCCCCAAATACAGTAAATATTCATTTCTCTTTCTCCCTTTCTTTCTGCTCAATCTGCTTTCTGAGTTTTTCGACCTTAATTACCTGTTGGTTGACCTGATGCTTTGCCTCTAGCGTTTCTAGCAGAATGATACCCATTATGGGTAACAGCAATATTACGAGAACACAACAGGCAATCCATCCCACTACGTTCTCCCAATCTTGCTTATGAACGCTATCAGAAGCCATGTATATAGGAGGCAGAGGATACTCACCATTAGATACACTTGCTTTTCGGCTAGAAGACGCTCCCTTTCCTTTCGTTGCCATGCTTCTGCATCCCGCATTTTCCTTGCTTTTGCTTGCTCTGCCGCAATAATGTCTCTCATGCTGAAAACTTCACTATACAAAGCACCCATTTCAGGAGGTGACTGATAGACCATGCACTCTCGTATCTGAACTACCAACCTCTCCATTTCCTGCTGTGCAAGAACCCTGTTCAGGGCTTCTTCCATCAGGTTTACATCATCAGCAAAAACTACAGTCCTAGCCTTCTCCTCTGAATCCCTGATATGCGCTTCTAACTGTTCCTGTAACTTGAAAAACTCGGTTAGGTTCTTAACGATGTCAGCTTTGACTTGAGTTTCGTCAACAGCAACGTACTCAGACTTTTTAGCCTTTGCCACAGACTTTGTAGTTTGAGGCTTGGGACTACCGCCAAATAGTTTACGCAATGAACCCCAAAATCCTTTGACTTCTTTACCAATGGCAACAACTTCATCAGCAGTACGCTTAATAGAGACAAACTGTTCTTTAG